CTCTATGCCTGGGATCAACAACAACCCGGCATACTCGGACAGTTATTCCCAAACTTCGTTACAGGAGATAACAACAGACCAGCTCCTCGCAAACGGAGTTAGTCCTCAGAGTATTGAGGTAATCGATCATTTTGGTCCTGATACCGCTGGGATTTTAAATGACTATTCTTGTGAGTTAGAAGACGCAATATCAGCTACAAATGGTCAGCTTAATGAAGCTGCTGGCCTACTTCAGGAGTTATCTGCAGAGCATAAGGTTTATGAGAAGATCTTAACTGATCCAGATATTCTTGCTGATTACACTTGTGAGTTCTTTGGAGCAAATGGTCCTTATCCTGTTCCACAGGGAAGACCAGAGCCACAAGGACAAGTTACAGGTCAGCAATTTGCTAATGCTCCTCAGGTAACAGGACAGCCTAATGTTACTGGTCAAGGACCAGCTGCTGCTCCAGCTCCTCAACGTCCTGAGATGCCTATTCCTCCAGCTCCACAGCAAAGAGGAAATCCATCTGATTTCTGGAACAGCTTTGGAACTGCAGCAGACCGCAACCCTCAAGAAGCTTGGAAGTATTTGAATGCTGCTCAGCAAAATCCTGAGGTATTCCGTCAAAAGCTCCTTGTAATGGAGTAATTAAATAGGGGTAGTCTTCTACCCCTTTATATTTTTTTTCTAATGGCAAAAAAGAAAGCCAAAGCAGCTGATAAAGCTGATGCATTTTTACAAGGATTAGGAACAGCTGGTGGTGCTATTGGATCGCCAGGGCTGATGACGTTTGGCGCAGGAGATGTTCAAAGACAAGTTATTTATGGTAACTCTGATAATTATTTTTCTTTAAGAGGGCAAAAAATTGAGCAGGCGCCTATGCCTCAAGATTTAGATGCATCTTATCTAAAATTAAATTTACCAGGATCTCCTTTGCCTATGAATGCATTAAGCTCAGTTCAGAATCTAGATGACAGTATAATGAATCAGAAGATGTTTCTTTCTCAATATCAAATGACTCTGGCACAGATGATGCCAGCTAGTGCATTCCAACAACTACCTTTTGGGTATCCACCTCCTAAGAAAAAATGAGTAAAGCTAGAGCAGAAGAAGCCCTTCAAAAGTCTGAAGACTATAAAAAATATATGGCTGCTCTTGCCTCTGAGCAACAGTCTGATTTACAACCACCAGATGGGTATGTGAATCCTATGGCACGTATGGGAGTAGTCCCTTCAGGTAGCTATAGCGAATACAATATGGCGTAGGTTTTTAGTTAAACTTATATAAGTCGATTGATAAAGTCATACTATAATTATTTCAATGGAATTTTTCCAGATATAGAGAATTTACCCCCGTAAGGGGTTTTTGTTCTCAGATATCAGCAAACTAAAAACGCTGAGAAAACAAAATGTTTATAGACAACGATTTCCCGAAACTGCTGGGAGCGGAGCTTTATCGCCCCCATCCAGCTTATATCGTGGAGATGGCTGCCGAACCAGTAGTCGTACATGACTTTACTAAGCAACCTGGTCAAACTGTTCAGTTAGACCGCTACAGGTTCTTTGGTAACCCTGGAACAAAGACAAGCCGTGAGCGTACTCAGGATCAAACCATAGGTACAGCTAACAGCAGGTCTATTGTCAAGGACAAGGTTTTGGTATCTCTCCGTGAATATACAGGACCAGCAGATCCCAATAACTCCAATCTCCCTAGCACATTCAAGATTGCTCGTGAGACATTGATGACTGCTCAGCGTTTGCTGCTTGATACTGGGAACCTTAATATGTTCCACCAGTCAATTGGTAGCCTTACGCTTTTAGATGACTACAGAAGATGGCGTGATCGCGTCTTCCTCGACGAGTTATTTAAAACTGAGTCACGCGGTCAGTCTTCCGATTCACAAGGTGGTTACTACTACCCTAATGGAAAGGCTAAGACAAACTCCACAACTCTTACTGCTTATACAGCTAC